ATGCCACCAGATCCACCACCTTCGCCTAAAACAGTTTCAGTGCCACTACTATCTTTTACAGCAACGGTACTATCTGTTTTAGCGTACATGATCATTGTTCCAGCCGATGGACTAGAAGGAGCAGCAGCTTCTGTAAAATTAATCTTATCAATTACAGGTGCAGTAAGAGTTTTGTTGGTTAAAGTCTGCGCAGTATCTAAATCGGCAACAGTATGCCATGCACTGTTTGTATATACACGTACAGCATTCAAGGTAGAATTATTATAAATATCACCTTCTGCTACAGCAGATCCCTTATCTGAAACGAATGCACCATCTGAAGCAAATGTTTTTATTTGTGTGAATTGTAATTCCCCACGTGTAGGTTCAGAAGCGCTTGTAAAACCATCTGTAAAATCTAAAGAACGAGTCATGTTATCCCCTTGTTAATTCCTTAAGTCCCCAAATCTCTAAATCTAATGCTGAATGTATACCTACGGTTTGTGAGTAATCAAAATCTACTCTACTACCATCAAAATTAGTCAACCAAGCAATATATCCAGTACTTCCAGAAGCTGTTTCGTTGAAAGCATATGTTCCATTGGCTACTAATGCAATTTGATAAGTCGTTTCTTTCCTTAATGGAATATCAATCGCAAATCTTACTAATCCATGAAAAAAATCGGCACTTGTAATATCTGCATCGATAGCTGCTACTGTAACTTCTGTTGAAGATCCAATTATTTTACCGTTTGTATCTCTAATCTTCACACTCATCCCACCTGGTGGATGTCCATGTTTATAAAGATTAAGTCTTATATATTGAGTATAAATATTTTCTGCACCAATCGTTATTTCTTGATATAATGTGCCACTTGTTTCAAGCTCGTGAGCTAATAATTTAGACATTAAAAAGCCTCCACTACACCAAGTGGTAAATCAAATAGAGTAGTAACTTTATGTTTAGCTTTCAAATCACCTGAAAATTTACCATAAATAAATACATTATCTTTATCATAAAGCTGTTCCGTAGGATCTATCATAAAAGCTAATGGCTCAGTTGTTCCAAGCCTTTCATATATTGCAGCTATTGTTTCTAGGTCTGAATAATCAAGTGTATTGTAAGTAAAATCATAACCACGTTCCACAGCATATATGTCAGAATACTCATAGCCAAAGGCATTTCTTGTCTTTTTACTTTGATCGGATCTATTCCAAGCATAACCAATATCAAAAGCTCTAGTAAGTTGTGTTGCTTTTCCAATAAGCAATTTATGTATTTCTACACTTAAATTAGGATTTTTTGGATCTGATATTTCAATACACCAATATCTATAACTTTGATCAGCACTGAATCTATATAGCGCTACTCCGTGATCTTCATCAAATGTTAGAGCTTGTGACACAGCAGGTGAAGACCAAGAATTAGAATAATTGGCTTTTACCGTTATTGTTGCTTGGTCAGAAAATGTATTGCCTCTATAGAAATCTAAGACCAATGCAACAGTATCTACAGGAGTAGAAGTATAACCAGCTTTGAGATCGACAACGATGCGCTCAACACTATGAATCGCGATACTAGCGCCAGTATATGTAAGAGCTCCTGTATCATCATTCGTGGTGTCAAATCCAAGCGTAGACCCAACGGAGTTAGCTGTATTTGTTCCTGTGTTCCATAGTATTTCGAATTCAGAGCCATTAGATGCAATCGTCCACTTACCGTTTCCTGTTCCATACGAAACTGTATATGTATTAGATCCTACTAAAGCCATTACTTCTTGAATTTCTGTAATCAATTGAGATCTAGTATAATTTCCTTCAGCAATAATTGCAGTTATTTCAGAGCCAGCACTTGCATCCTTAAAGTCGATATATTTGTTTGTTGATGATATTTCGAAATAGCCTGCACTTCGCCACATCAAAGCACGTATCGCATTAGAGAGATTTGATGCAGGGAAGCTTGCGTTTTCTGATGAAGCACTAAGACCAACTGTGCTATCAAATGGTAGGATATTATCAAGGATTCGGACTTCAATTACACTCATGCTGGCTCCACTAGAATGCGGCCACTTTCAAGCTGAGCGCGCATTATATTTACAAGATTTTCTCCACCTACATTCACAACTACGTTTGTTTCAAGCATTGAGATCTTATCACTAATAACATCTAATCTTTCTGCCAACCCACCAGTATTTCCCAAGAATTCTTTTAATCTTTCATTAGTAGATCTATCTACTACGTTCTCACCCGAAGTAAGTCTTGCTGGAAAAGTGTCATTAGGAAACCCAGATGGAATTTCTCCACCTTGTTGTAATGCCTGTGATGTAATTGTGGCTATTTGAACACCTGTTTTAACAGCAACACCAGTAGCTGCCAAAAAATTGAATGGCGGTGGAAAAGCTGCCAATGCTTTTTGAACGGCAAGTGCACCATCAATAATCGCTTGTGCTACAGCTGCTGCTTTCCCTATTTCAAATAATTCTTTATTTTTTGTTTGTGTTAATGATGCAAGTCCACCAAAGAATGTTGAAGCTCCTTGTAATCTGGCTTCATTTATTTTTTCTTCAGCTTTTTGTAATCTTATTCTAAGCTCTAATTCTTTATTTGATAATTTTTCAGAATCCTTGGCTATTAAAGTATTAACTTTATTATTTGTAGCTAATTTTTGTTCTAACCCTGCTATTTCTTCTTCATTACTTAATCTATTTTCTTCTCTTAGTAATTGTATTCTTCTAAGTTGTTCATCAACGGCTTCTATTTCAGCTTGTGTAAGCTGATCTGTTATTTCTTGTTGTTGATTTATTATTTCGATAGTTCCAGTAGCTCCATCTTGAATGGCTTGAAATCCTTCTTGTGCTACAACTTTTAATCTTTCAAGAGGTGCAATAAGTTTTCCAACAAAGGTTTCTTCACTGAAAGCATCTGCAAATTTTTGTTTAGTTACTGCTATTTCTGCATTAATTTCAGCTAATTTTACTTTATATTCATCTTTGAATACCGCTATTGCAGCTATCGCAACAGAAACAAAACTCAATATCTGTTGTTTCACTCCATTAAAAGCTACAGATGCTGCTCTTAAAATAAAATCAAAAGCCTTTGCTACACCTATTGAGGCATCAATAAGAAGAATAAGACCTTCTGCAACAAACTCTTTTAGAGCGTTTTTATCCCCGACGATACTAGTTGCGAACTGTTGGAATAGTTTATTTAATTCTTGAGTTACATTATTGAAGGCTTGGTTTTGAATAATAGCATTGCCAATTTCTTCTGTAAGATCTCCAAAAGCATTCTTTGCTACCTGTACTTGACCTGAAAAGGTTTTAGTGGCTGCAGCAGCGGAACCACCAAATTTTTTAATGATGATGTCCGCTGCTTGGCCAGCTGCTAGTTGTTCTTTAGTTAGTCCTTTCAACTCAGGTACAAACTTGGCTAAATCTTCAATCGACCCGCCTGCGCTTCTACCTATTCGTCTAAGGGATTCTTCTAAAGAAATGCCTGCAACTTGTGAGAATTCAATAGCCGCTTCAGTAACTCTTTTAGTTTGCTCTGCATTGAATCCAAAGCCTTTCGCTAACGCAGCAAGATTAAGTATAACTTCATCACCAACACCAACTACTGGCTGTAAAGCTGATGCCCAATCTAAAAAGGCCTGTGATGATTCTTTTGTATATTCCCCAGTAGTGGCTAAAGCTTGATTTAATCTTACTACTGCATTTTCTTGAACCTGTGCAGCAGCTACTCCATCTATAATTAAAGTTTTAGCAAAGCCTGTTATAGCATCAGCCGCTGCCTTAAAAGCTCCTGTAACTAAGTTTGCAGATAATACACCTGTAAATGTTTCAAAAGCTCTTTGTGTAAGACTAAACGATTTAACAGCCTTCTGTTGAAAATCTATTGTTGCACTAGTTAATTTTTTTAACTGATCTTCAGCGTTACCAGAAACTTCAATTCCAATACCGATTTTATTTTCTGCCACGTTTTTTCCTTAAGTTTTCTTGTTCCATTTTATACCCGTAATAATTATCTATCACCCTAAAACATTCGATTATTTTATTGGGCTGATCTGAAAACGATCCCTGAAATGGCAATACTCCCTTATTCCATGCATGATACATCTCAAGTATTCTATGAACTGAATTGTCATACAAATTGCCTGGACATATTCTACAATGAATTTTGGACATTAAAATGTGACGCGTCTCAGCTGCAATTGTATGACAAGCCTTACGCGCCTTTTCCATTTGTATCATTTTTTCAGGATCTGGATGTCTTTTGAATTTATTGAGACACTTCTCACATTGATATTGATCGTTATCTAAACATGTAAGTGTTCCTATAATTAATGAATAATCATTTTCTGAAAGAGTACTAATAGAAGTAATTTTATAAGCTATATATTCAATTAAAGGAGCTACACGGTCTTTTTTTTTGTTTCTATGGAATCACCAGGAAGAATGACTTTAACTCCTTCAATACCTGGATCTTCTATTTTATTAATTAAAGATCCAACAACTTCCATTAGCTTATCTTTACAGCCAAGTTGGAATATTTCAGACACACATTCATCTGTTAATCCATTTTCATTAAAAGATAATTGATATGGATTATTTTCTGAATCAATTAATCCCTCAATGCCTTTTACTGAATATTTAATAGCTAAATATGCCATTTGTGCAGCAGACTGCATTTCTAGTCCGCCACTGCGTGTTACGTTACTAACTATTTCAGTTTTTTGATGATAAGTAAGAGGAGAAATTAAAAACGTTATTTCTCCAATTTGAACACGTATTCTATCAGATAATCTATATATTTTTACTGGCATGCCTTTGTTGATATTACAATTATCAAACAAAGCCAATGAAGATGTCCGTACTAGTACCAGCACTTCCACCCGTTGCTTTGTATTCAATATTATCTATAAGCACATCATCAAGCTCACTAACAGGAGTATTAGTTGTGATAACTTGAGGAAGATATATACCGACCACACTGCCAAGGGTTACTCCTAAAGTTGAATGTGGAATATAAGCTATAGCTATAACAGCATATTCAGTTAAATTATTCCATTTTGTAAATTGAGTTACAGTCGTGTCATCCATGTATGGAGTCATGGTTCCAGTTATTTCACGAAGCGTGATGCGCTGTGATGTAACACCATCTGCTGAACAAAGTGATTTAATCTGTGAAATTGTATTAGCTATGCTTAGACCAAAACTATTCATCGGAAGTGAAGTACCGTCCTGATAAATACAAGCCTGCAATAGCACTGGTGGTAAACCACTGAGATATGTAGGCGATGAACTAGATCCATCGATTCTGTCAAAGTCCATACCCTGTAGAGTATAATTAGCTGAAGCAAGTGCTGCTGTATTATAGTTATCAAGAGACATAGAAGCGACTTTACAGCCTATTGATTTTTCAAGAATCTCATCAGCCCAATAAGTAGACACACTCAAAGAAGTATGTCCTGAATTTGCAGGATAATAAGTTGTACTTTTTGAAATAACACAAGAATTTACAAATGCCGTGCCAGCTGCTGGGGACACTGTAATATTTGCTGCTCCACCAGTTGTATCAACAGCTGTTACAAAGCATGGATGATAACCATTTGTCGCATCAAGAGCCACGATAAGATCGCCGATAGTAAATTTTGATATATCTGCGTCTTCAATTTGTAGAACTGAAGTTGTATTGCCAGAAGCCTTAGATGTCGTTTGAGTTGTAATCTGCCTTCTTGAGCCAAGCATGGACTTTACAATTAAATCCATCTCAGGAACTGCACCTTCTGTTCCAGAAGCTTTCCATTCTAGAGGTAAGGTAACACTAGTAGACTTTAATCCAGATCGCGGAGTGGGCCGCGTTAATGCACTAGTAATAATTTCTCGAGCCAGTTCTTCTTTTGTGCTTGAGACTTCGAAGCCTGGAAGTGGTTGTAACCATGCACTAGGTGTTACCCAAGTACCTTCTGTAACTTCTTCTGCAACACCGATAACGCTTGTAGATTTTGTGATTCCTGTTGTCATTTTGGCTCCTATAAATCTAGCTGTCTACGGTATTTTACATCAAAACCTACTCTTAACAATACCGCATTATTGGCTAAAACTTCCGGTTCAGTTAACGATGGATTAAAAACATGTAATACAGTTGTAGGTAACTCTAAACGTGATTTTATGAATAGCGTTAATAATTCATCTGCTTTGTCGTATAGATTATTAATCGTAGTCTGAATATTTGCATCATCGTTTCTATCTACAAATCTTCTCATTAAAAGGACCTGAAAAGAATGATCTAGAGTATAAAATCTTGTAACTCCATCGGCTGTTATTGCAGATCCATGTAGGCACTTAAAACCATATTCCATAGCTCTAAAGTCATTATCTTCCGGATTAAATACTTTACGTAATTTAATCCAAGTAGATCCTAACTCTGTTTGAGCCATGGATTCTATTTTTTCAAATATACTTTGTACAATAGTACTCATCTTCTAATTACCCTAGCAGACATAAATTCTCTACGCTCTGAATCATCTTGTACACCGTCTTCATCTTCATCCACATCAAAATTAATCTTATCTATTTCATTCTCAAATGCCTTCAGTGCTGTATCTCTTAATTTTTCAAAACCTTCAGAAGTTGCTATTGGATTAAGAATTATATATGCCGTTGCATGCACTGCGGCTATTGAAACAGCAGGAACATCAATTATTTGACCTTCTTCTTCAATGACCCTTCTTTGCCTCAGCCTCAATACAACTAGATCCTTTGCCGCTTTGAATTGTTCAATAAATGTAGTCCTTCCAGAAGGAAGAAAACGTGTATCTGTTGCAATCTCTGGATAGTACATTCTTAATAAAGCCAGATCACAAAAGATATTAGATACTAATTGTAAAGTTGTTCCCGCACTAAAGTCTGCAGATGTTGTTACCTGAATCCAATAAAGCTCAATATCTGTATCAATACCTGTAACTGTTGTTACTTGCCAATTTGTCTTATTTTTCCAGCTAATAAAACCATTAGTTGTACATCCCACAGTTTCATCAACTAGATCATCAACAGCTGTCCATGCTGCACCATCCCAATACTTTACAGTTAAAGTGGCGGCGTTTGTATTAGCTGTACCCATTTCAATATAGCGTTGTGCAAATTTATCTCTAGCTCCGATATATAAAGCCTTTGCAGTAGTAAGAACAAAACCAGCAGGAGACGCCACAAGATTTTGTGTGCTTTTTGTAATTTCTACATCATCGAAAACTACTCTGCTAATATTCCTATTAATCATTTAAGTTTTTTCCGTTCAAAAGTTTTCTTAAATTGACCACAATTTTTTATGATCTGATATAATTCTTCTGTATCTATACTTTCCTTATCCTCAGGAAAATCAGAAATATAATTTTTATAACAATACAATATTACATGATCACAGACTAAACCTTGCCTTATAAAATTAGGGATTTTAATTCCAATACGCATTAATAAACGTCTAATGCCAAGGCTTATAAGTTGTAACCATCCAAAAGCCTTATCTACATAATCAAGACTATTTTTAGCTATTTTATTTCTAATCTTTTCTTCCAAATTAATAGGAGACCATATTTCTAATGATGTAAAATCATCTTCCAAGTAAGCTTCAAGAGTCCCATGCTTTACACAAAAGACATTAGTTTCTGTTGTAAACGTGAATTGTTTTCCATTATCAATTATCAAAGCAGAATGTGACCACTGTGATTTCATAAACCAAGCAATGGTTCTTGAAATCAAATCGTCGTGATGCATAACAAAAATTATGTCTCCAGGTTTAGTGTCCTCAAGCATTATAAACCTTATTCATCTTTCCTTGTTGTTAAGAGATCACCTATTACATCTATTGTTCCTGCTGTTGAATCAGTTGTGTAGTATTTTATTCGCGTATAAAGACCTTTATAAATATACCCAGGAGAACCATCAGGAATTTTGAATAGCGATTCTTTTTCAAAAAATTTTATATAGGTTCTTTCATACCAGAGTGCCTCATAATAACCAGTACTAGCTGCAATCGCATTCCATTCGCTTTGAGTATACCATCCAAGCGTTACACCCACTCCGTCTTTATCTACTATGCAACAATCACCAAAGTCTCGTTTGCCAAAATTAGTTGGATGCACCCTTACACCCCAGAACATAATCCAAGGGTTAGTGTCATCCCAAGTTTGGTCCATGGGTACATCTATAAATAAAGGGCGTGATATTTTAACGCCCGTGCCATTAGCAGGATTGCCTTCATCTAGAGTAATAGTTACAGCCTGAGTATCTACTGCTGTTATAAAATCTATAGTCTGAAATGAATCATCACTTAAACAGTCACCAACTTGTGGATCTCCACTTAAAGAAAAATTTGCATAGCTATATGTTTTTGTACTCTTATTAGAAAGGTCAATAGTCCCACAATAACTAGATGCGCTCCATTCTTTAGCAAATAAACCAATTGGGATTAATTGATGTTCATTTCTCGCCGTAGTCTGTTGTGTAACAGTACAAATAAACTTATTAGCATCGTCTTTATAATTTGTTTCAAAATCAGTTTGGTCTGTATTTGCAGGATCTGTTTTAGCAATGCTAGTACCCAATTCGAATGGTCCATCAAAAGAAATAATCCAATAAATAGAAGATATTTCTCTGTATTGGATATGCAAATCTTTAGCATCAACTAAAGCCTTGAAATCCGTCCATGATAAATTTGTAAATATATCTCTAGCTTTCATCTAACACCCTACGGGGGATTGTTTTCATCATATTCATACCAGTAAATAGCCGATGAAATAATATTTCCATTATTATAGCTGGTAAATCTAAATAAATAATTAGTATTTTGTTTTAGAATAATTTTACTAACAATTCCTGTGCTTCCTTGTTTAACGCTAGCTCCACCCATGCCAGTACGTGACCAATATATTCTTGTTCCTACAACGCTTACTGCAGTTACATCATAAAATTTTGTTGTACTGATTGTTGAAAGATTTCTATTTGAATTATAATTAGTAATTTCAGTGCTACGTGTTAATGTTGGAGATTCATAAAGAAAGATTTCGGTATCACCAGAAGTTTCTATGTCATAATAAAAATGTGTATATCTAGTACCAGTAGTAGGAGTTTGTATTTCTCTATCTAAACTATAGCCAGCATTAAGAGGAGTTACATTATGAATCGAAAAGACTTTACCTTCTAATAATAAATAATTAATTTCATTCGTAGTGGCCGTCAATTCCGGTAATACTGAAGTGTGTATAGTCACGATAACTCCTGTATTATGACAGAAGTGTTTGCATTAGAGGCTATTAAATACAATGCTATTTGATCTCCAATTTGAATATTCAATACTTGTTGCCCTTTAATAGGAATTCCATCATTAACACCTGTTCCTGCTACAGTAACACCACTTGGTCCATAATATATAGTTTCAGTTCCACCATTATAAATAAGTAATTCTTGTCTATTTGTTAAACGAGATCCACCAACCTTAGCTTCCACTTGTGAGGTGCTAACAGTTATTTTCGCACTGACATAGCTAATATTAACTACATCACTTTGACTTGGATCGTAACTTATCGCCACTGTTTTTAGGTCCTTCTGGAGTAGATATTTCTTTTATTTCTGGATTTTTAATTTCGGGCGGCTTTGTAGTTTCTACTTCAAAATATTCAATTAATTTGTTTAGCCACTGAATGGCAAGCGCAGAGTTTACAATGCTAGACCCTTTGAATTCCATAAAGGAATGATTCAAGATTAGTTCTTTTAGGACTTTGGCTGCTTGTAAATCACTGCGCTCCCATTTCATATTTTAACCCTTTTTTTTATCCGAGTTGGAAAATACGTACATCTTGTGTTCCAGTTGACGTTATAGCGTACACGTTCAAGTCTTCGCCATATGGAAGCTCTAGCATTGATTCACGACCGATTCTGATACCATTAGAGGTCGTTACAGAAGCATCGTTTCCAACATAAATCGGAAGCGATCCTAAGTTTTGAATCAATATACGAGTACGGCCAGAAAGAGGAGTGGCCGCAAGCTCAGAAGCTGTGTCTGTAACAGAAGCTGCAGCATAACTTGAAGCAACGTTAGCACAATTATTGACCCATACTCTACGATACATATCGGAGAGTAGATCTGCTCTATCATTTGAAGCAGAAATCGCTGCCAATGCACCATCATAAGCTCTAGAACCTACTTTAATAGGATTCCCAGAATCAGCTGCATCATCAGCAACACCACCAGCAATCACAACATTGATAGAACCATCAGCATTTACAGCCAATAGATCAGTTCCATCGCCTACAGAAACGGAATCAGAAACATGAGTAAGATCTCTGATATCAAGATCTGTAGCACTGACCGTAACAGAACCATCAACAGTGATAGATCCACCACCATCGGCGATATTTATTGAAGCATCTTGTGATGCAAGATTTACGTCAAGCGCTCCACCTGACTGAGTAACAGCCGTGCCGTCCCCAGCATATAAATAAGTAACAATGCTATCTGCATTAGCTGGAGTTGTATAATCACCAATAATTTTATCTTTATATAAACCCATTTAAACCTCCTTGTTTAAGTCCATGCTATTAATTCTACCACCTGAGAAGCTAAATTAGTTTGCATGTACATTGTAATACTAGATAAATTCAATCCCTGAGCTTCGTAGTTTGCACCTGGTGGTATGGTAATAAATGTTACGTTAGAATCACCATTTGAAAAGCAAAATTTAAGTGTTCCTAAACCTCTTAATCTTAAGCTGAATCTTTTTGTTCCATCTGGAATAGCTTGTGAAAATTCAGTATCAACTGTTCCAGGTGATGTAATATTAAACACATTTGGAGTAGTGGCATCAACAACTGTAATAGGAACAGGCTGACCAGGAACACCTGTAACGCGCAACAGATATTCTGTTTGAGGCGTTGAACCTATTAATTCTATAGCAGTCTTTTTTAAGACTTCTATGCCAAAATCATTGACGCTCATTTACCTTAGATCCATCGATTCGAATTCAGGAACGTTATCAGGAATAACAAAAAAGAGCACCCATCCGTTTTTATCTCGAATAGGTGCTCCTTTTATTTCTATTTTGAAACCAAGATTATTGACTACTATTAATAGCTCCTCAATTGAGGGCGCTGCAATATAACGCAGTCGTGTAATCCTGATATCTTTCATAATTCAATTACGCAGCGGTATCTCCATAGAGATATTCAACGAACAGCACAATTTTTCCAGCCGTTAAATCAGCTGTTGCAATTGTAAGAGTAACCTTACCGCTCGTGGTTATTTCATCAATATATTTATAAATAGGATGATCATTCGTATCATCCCATAATTCTACAGCTGCATTATCCCAGCCGTTGAAAACTGCGTTTGCAGTCAAAGAACCAACAGCAATCGTTGGGCCGCTATAGCCATCAGCATCATCGCCTGAGCCCCAAATCACGGTAGCTGAACCACCGGAAAGACAAGCTGTAAGCACATGACCCGCAACTGCAGTAACAATTGCACCAGCTGGTAGTGGATCGTAACCAGCTTTACCACTTAGCGTGATAACGCCCTGTGCTCCACCATCTACAGCAAAGTCATAAACATATTTCTGAACGTGTTTACCATCATTCTTAAAAGGCATGATCTAGTCCTTCCTATTAAGCAATTTCGACAACGCGAGTATTGCCAAGCTGTTTTACGCCGAAAAGGACATCTACGTTCACACGATACGCACGTTTGCCTTCAACACCAAGATCATAAACCTTCACAGATGGAGATTCTTGAACTGCCATCGTCAAATATTGAGGATGGAAGAAATAAGAAACTGCACTTGCTTCAGTTGTCATTTTTGGTGCGAAACCAAGAATTGGAGTGGCAAAGGTGCCAGTCTGATACGGCGATCCTGTAGGAATATAGTCCCTTGAAACAAATCCAGTGATATTAAAAAGGTCGTTCCATTGTGGAGCGTCTAATATCATCTGACGATTCATATCGGGCACTAAAGCAACATCGAGAAGCTCTTTAGCTTCAAGGATATCGGCCAGGGCCAGTGTCGTTCCAGAATCATAAGCGATCTGATGATCAGGAGCAGATGCACTTGGAATAGTTGCGGCAATAATAATACTCTGCATTTTCTTCATGATCGAGAACATAGCCAAATCACGAAGTTGATTCGAAGTATCAATAGCCTGACGATCTGCGAGAGATGTAAGAATATAATCCTTAACAACTCGTTTATTGATTACTAACTGTTGTTTCGTAATCGTGATGCTATCCGCATCATTTTTAGCATCTTCAAGCAACTCAGTAGCTTCATCAAACTGAGGAGCATTAAGAATGTTAACGGTATCACCTAAAGCCTGTATTTCGCCTTCATAATCACGAGAAATTGATTCATTGAATGGCAGGGCTTCAAGCAAGGTAGGGTAAAAAGACGCACTCCAAATTTCAGGAATTGCTTCCACGACTTCGGTAGATGCGCGCATAACTTTATCAGCCATTTGCTATCTCCTATTGTTTTCTTTGAGAAAGATATTTCTCATTTAGTTCACGAATTTTATTAATTTTACCTTCACGCCTATACTTGCGTTCAAGCTCAACATATTTTTGAGGTGTTAATCTCTCTGGCTCAGATGGTTTCGCGTTAGCACCGCCACGATTAATCTTTGCCGTACCTTCCGGTTTGAACCAATGAGGCTTACGTTTTTTTAATTCATCAACAAAAACATCAGCACCATGTACTAAAAGCCTACCGCTACTAGTAGCCTCTATCTCCACCGGAGATAAATCTAATAGCTCTAAATCGTTTTCAGCTTCCGAAAGTAATCCTGATTTCAAAGCTGCAGCATGTATTGAATCATATTTTCTATTATGGATGAATGAATCATTTAATTTTTCGTATTTACTACGATAATCATCTCTTTCAGCTGCTGCACGTTCGGCAAGGGTTTTGTAATCTTCTTTTTCCCTTAATCTATCTGATTCTAATGAACCGAGCTTTGTTTCAAGCTCTCGTACTTTAGATTTATACTTATGCATATCATCTAAAGCACGTTTGTGGTCATCAAATTTAACAACTCTTTCATCAGGAGTTTTTTTAGATACATCCTCTTTTTTTATATCCTCAGCACTGCTTTCAGATATAACGGCACCGCCCTGCTCATTATCAGTCATTTTATTCCTTTCATAATACCACATCAAAGATATGGATTAGATTTTTTTCTTGGTTAATTCTTTAATCTTTTTACCATAATTACGCGTAACGATAAGATCTATCTTTGCTGCGAATGTTTCTTTTGATTGAGTATCTGGAATCGTCGGCCTTTTAGGTTGTGAGTTTACCCCCTCAGCATGACCTCTTTCTTTATCTCCTGCGAATTTATTTTTATAACCTATCCAAGAATTAAATCCATTTTTGCTTTTTTCAAACCATGATTGCAAATTTGATAACATATGACCTGTTAAATATAGATTCACTGGTCTTTTGTTTTTTCTTTTACCTGGATATTTATCGGGATTTTTATAACGCGGCATTCTAGAGGCAAGTCCAGCTCCTCTTACCGTACTAATACCTTTAGAGATAAGATTTTTCATTTCAATAACAATCTGATTAGCTGTTGCCTTAGCTGTTTCTTTATCTATTGGAGCTTTTAATTGTTCAATACGCTTTCTGAATGCTTCTATTTTTTTTATATCTATTTTGATGCTAATCGGTTTCGTAGCCATAGTCTTTTAAGTATTCCATCGCTATATCATTTGCGCCATCTCTAATGTCTTTTGTAAATGTCTCATTCCTTTGTGCGTCAGGTATAAATGGTCTACGTGGTAGTAAGGATTTACCTGAGAAATTATTATGACCATCTGCCTTTGGTTGTTGATTTTCAGAAACAGTGATCTTTATTTTTCCTTTATCTACCTCAGCAATTAAACTATCTAAAAGATCACCTTCTAATTGTAAGTTTGCCTTTGTGCCAGAGCCTTCAGCCTTTTTACGTTTCTTGTATTGTTCAGACAGTTTTTTGAATTGCCTACCTGTAACAGGTGATTTTTCTTCACCAACTTTATCTAAAATAGATTCTACAAGATAATCTGCTACTTCATTCAGTATATCTTCCTTTAGATCTGAAGGAATACGTTTGCCCTTAATACTTTCAGGGACATATAAAAATTGGACCTTGCGCGACATTATTCTTCCATTTGTTCTTCTTCTTCGAGTTCCTCAGGTTCCTCATTCTGTTCTTCTTCTTTTTCTTCAAGCTTTGGCTGCATAGCATTCTGCATAAAAGTTGCAGCTCTTTGCATTTTTTCAGCTTGTATCTCTTGAAGCTTTTTAAGAGCATCAGCTTCTGACATGCTTGGATTATCCCGCATGATTAGATCTATCATTCTATCAATGCCTAAATCTTTACGTGCTTTAAGGTTATTGATTAGTTCTGTTTCAGTAATGACTGGTTTTGGTTGATTAAAAAGAAGTTTTACATTTGAATCAGTAAATTTTCCAATCTCTTTATAATCATCTGTCAATGCATCACGATCAAAATAATAATCATACCAGCGTTTAATTAATTCCCACTTAACAGGAGCGTTATCCTTAAAGGTGCGCTGTCTTTCTTGCACATCTACTGTGCTTTCAGATTGTTCGATAAGCATTGCAATGCCAGAAGGAAAGTCTGATGCATCAAGCTTACCTGCTACGTTTCGCGGTGATAAATTATTAGTTGAAAGAAGTAGCGCAGTAAATTGTTCTATCATTGCCATCCAATCACCTAATGGTGGATTTGCAGAAGCATAAGACACTGAAGGAGCTGGTCCTTCCCCATCATGAGATAGAAGCAATGCATTATGTGGACCTGTTTCTATCTTTTTAGGAAGGTCTTTACCTGTAATGGTCAACAGTCCCCAGCCTTGCTCATAAGCAATTGAGAACATGTCTGTAATGACTTTATTAATTAGTATCGAACCATCTATTAAATCTTCTCCACCGTCAGCCCAAAACTCTCCATCTTGATCTTCTGCGTAATTAACAAAAGGCAACATACGAATTGGGTTTTCTAATTCTTCTGGAGACAATTCAGGAATGATTGCGCCATTGGGATCTGTAGTAAAATGATAATTATCGGACCACCAGATAAAGGTTCTTTTATTTCTTCCGGAGTCTTCGGGCCTATCGGCTATAATCTGATCATGTCTATCGCCCCTAACGACGTGTGGTACGACACCAACGGATTGACGCCCATCGGTGCCTTCTTCTATTGCGAGATTGGGCCTTTCGTCCCGTTCCCAGAAATCAGACAGTATAACGACCCTGGCCTTTTCTTTGTTATTGATGTCTTCAATAATGTCGTATTGATATGGCGCTAGAACTCTTGTTTTAATGGAGTTTTTTTCTTTTCCGTAAAGTTGAGTTTCTCTAGTGCTTATCTCTGGATAAATTTGAACCAAAGTATTTTTAAAGAGTTGAATATATTGATCTACTTTTTTCATTTTAGAATCCATGTCCATTTCAGCGGACAGTAGATCTATTTTTTCTTTTGATTGATCATCAGATACTTCTCTACGGACTCCATGCACATAGGATTGAGCTAATTTTTTAATAACCTTTTTACAGATAGATATATTAGAAGCTCTGTTTTCCATTCTGGCTACTGTTGACGCATGAAGTCCTTCTTTAGCTAATGATTCAATGACCCACTTTTGAGTCTGATCTCTAAATATTTCATAACGTCTTAGCGCAAAGTTTCTACGATCTATATTTTCTTGGTTATTAATTATTTCAGCAATGACTGCTTTTCTAAAAGTAGGATCTAGGATGTCTGTTTCATTAACGAGCTTTTTTTTCATGATAGGACCTATCTGATTTGTT